GGTCCTGTAACGATTAACACAGGAGTCTCTGTAACTGTAGGAACAGGTCAGAGATGGATGGTTTTAGCTTAAGGAGCTATTAATGTCCGCAATAAAACTTCAAGGCCATGCAAGTGGCTCAGGTACCACAACACTACAGTCTGCGAATAGTAATAGCAGCTTTACTCAAACATTACCATCCACAGACGGTGTTACACTAGGTTATCTTAATGTACCTGTTAACTCACAATCAGCAGCGTATACATTAGTAGATACAGATGCTGGTAAAGCTATTCTACATCCTTCAACAGACGCTAATGCAAGAACATTTACGATTCCTGCTAATAGCTCTGTTGCATATGAAGTAGGAACTGTGTTAACATTCATTAATATGACATCTCAAGTAGTTACTATTGCTATTACCACAGATACACTGTACTTAGCTGGTACAGGTACTACTGGTTCAAGATCATTAGCTCAGTATGGTATGGCAACAGCAATTAAGCTTACATCAACAACTTGGTTGATTTCTGGTACAGGATTAACTTAAGGAGTTGTCATGACTGGTATTCTTAATTTATTGTTGGGGTCTGGTGCAGGAAAGTTCACCATCATCCAAACCTTCACAGCGACATCAACTTGGACTTGCCCTACGGGGGTGACTGAGGTTGAGTATTTAGTTGTTGCCGGAGGCGGTGGTGGTGCGGTTACTCAAGGTGGAGGTGGTGGAGGTGGTGGATATAGAACTGGAACAGGGTTATCGGTAACAGCTGGTACTGACTATACCGTTACGGTTGGTAGTGGAGGCAACGCTGGGACTGGGACTACTGCGCCTAATAATTCTGGCAGTACTGGTTCAAATTCTGTATTTAGCACTATTACATCAAATGGTGGCGGAGGTGGCGGGGCATACGATACAGCAGGAAAAAACGGTGGATCAGGAGGTGGTGGTGGCGGTTATGTTTCAACTCAGGGAATCGGCGGATCAGGAAATACGCCTTCTACAACCCCATCGCAGGGTAACAACGGCGGAAATGGAACAACGTCTGGAAGCGCAAACAATAGGCCAAGCGGCGGTGGTGGCGGCGCATCCGTAGTAGGTAGTAACGGAACGGCCCCAGCTTCTGGCAATGGTGGGGCTGGAACGGCATCAACAATAAGTGGTTCTTCTGTGACTTATGCCGGTGGTGGCGGTGGCGGAATAGGGTCAAATGGCGGGTCTGCGGGGTCAGGCGGCGCAGGCGGCGGAGGGGCTGGTGGCAAAGCTCCAACCGCAGGGACCGCTGGAACTGTAAATACAGGTGGTGGAGGCGGCGGGGCTGGGGATGATGGTGTAGCTGCTGGCAACGGCGGCTCCGGCATTGTCATCCTGAAATACCAAGCACCAACACAAACCGTATTCACCTTCAAAGGGTCTGGTCAGTGGACTGTGCCTACTGGTGTTACGTCAATTGATTACTTAGTGGTTGCTGGTGGTGGTGCAGGTGGTAAAGGTTTGACGGGCAATGGTGGCGGTGGTGCAGGTGGCTACCGTGTTGCAGCAAATCAAACAGTTAAAGCAGGTCAAGTATTCACGGTAACTATTGGTGCTGGAGCGCCAGCAAGAACTACAAGCGGTACTGGTTCGGTTGGTGTTGATTCATCATTAGCGGCACCATCATCTAGTCCGGCACCGTCTTATTCCATTACTTCCGTTGGTGGTGGTGGAGGGGGTGGATACAATGCTGGAGCAGCAACTGCCGCAACATCAGGTGGTTCTGGTGGTGGTGGTGGCGAAGGCGCTGCCGGAGCGCCAGCATCCACTTCCCCGTCTGGTCAGGGTAACGCTGGCGGTAGTGGAAATGCAAGCGCACCTAATTACGGTGGTGGTGGGGGTGGTGGTGCTAAAGATACCTCACCGATAGGAACTGGCGGTAATGGCACAAGCACAGCAGGCGGTGCTGGTGGGGCTGGCGTTACAGTGAGTGCTAATTTAGGTGGCGGAACATACGCAGGCGGCGGAGGCGGCGGCACTTGGAATACTGGCACTGTTGGCCCTGGTGGTTCTGGCGGTGGAGGCGCTGGCGCTGTTAATGGTTCTGCTGCTGGCGTTTCTGGGACTGCAAACACAGGTGGCGGCGGCGGCGCTGGAGGTGGAACTTCTGGCACTCCAAGTACTGCAAGTGATGGTGGCGGTGGAGGTTCCGGTATCGTCATCATCAAGATCAATCAATAAGAGGTCACATGAGCGATAAGAAGATCATGAGGTTTTATGGCATTGATACGGCGATGCACATGCTTCGTCCCAATGCCAAGTGGGAAATAACCAATAACGTCATTACACGTTGGGATGATCCTCGTCCTAAGCCCAGTATGGAAGAGATTTACTGGGTGATGGAAAAGATCAAAGAGTTTGAAGAGTCAATCCCAACGATCTGGCTTGATGAGGATTGGGAAAAGATCACTGGCGAAAGAAGGATGATTGAAGAGGCTATGGGTGTATGAACTTACATAGCTTATTCCCAACACCTGTAGGATTCTTTAATCTTGATCGCTTATTGACTGAAGAAGAAAAAGACTTTCTATTAACGCTGGAACAACGTCCTAACATGGGAAACAGAACCAGCAAAGATAACTTTGTACTTCGTAATCAGTGCATGACTTCCTTACGTAGTTGGATAGAAGATTGTGTTGATGAATACTTCAAAGCAACTGTAAACCCTAAACATGCTGTGAATCTACGTATCACACAGTCTTGGGTTAACTACAGTGAGCCAGGACAGTTTCACCATAAACATGCACATCCTAATTCGTATGTCAGTGGTGTGTTCTATATACAAACCAATGAAAACGATAAGATTTACTTCTACAAAGATGGGTATCAACAGATTAAGTTCCCACCTGAAAAGTGGAATGAATGGAACAGTGAATCATGGTGGTTCGAAGCTGCTGAAGGAAAGCTTATATTGTTTCCTTCTAACTTAACACACATGGTCCCTACTGTTGAGGGTGATGTTGTTCGGACATCCCTGAGCTTTAATTCATTTCCTGTTGGTGTTGTCGGTGAAGAACTAGATCTTACTGGATTAAAACTGGAGGCTTAAGTGGCACACTTTGCTAAGATTGATGAGAACAATGTAGTAATTCAAGTCGTTGTTGTTGACAACAAAGACACTGCTGATGCTTCAGGTGTAGAGAAAGAACACATCGGTGCAGCATTCCTAGAAAGACTACTAGGTGGTACGTGGAAGCAAACGTCTTACAACGGAAACAAGCGTAAGAACTATGCTGGTATGGGTTATACCTTTGATTCTGTCCGTGATGCTTTTATACCACCTAAGCCTTCTGATGACGCTGTATTAGATGAAGAGACTTGTCAGTGGGTTGTTACTTTAGCTGCTGACTCTATTGGTGCTGACACTGTTTAAGGAAATCAGCAATCTTCTGATGTTCTTCAGCAGTACCATCGTTCTTGATACGGTTAGCTCTCCATGACACTACCACTACATTACCTTTGATGTAGCCTTTGGTAGCGTCTATACGGTCAAAGCTAACCGAGTTCTCCTGTCTTTCAGGAGCAAAGTAGTTAAGTTCAATACCTAGTATCGGACAATGAGTAGGGAAGGATAGATCACCAAACTCTATAGTCCATTCATGTTTATAGTTAGAAGCTTTCTTACGTCTGAACTTCTCTCTAAAGGCTTGATAGGCATCTTGTTCACGCACTGATGCCTCTTCTGGGTAATGACCCCATTTCTGCTTATAGTTCTGTCTTAGAAGCTCTCTACGCTGTGTTCGAGGACGTTGTTCATCAGTGATACGACCTTCTTTGACTAGTTTATCAATCAGTTGATGTACTCGTTGTCTGCTTACATTACCTAAAGCTTTACGTATCTCTTCAGTAGGTTTTCCATGAGCAACTAAGTGTTGGACAAGGTTTAACCTTTCCTGAGAAGTTAGTGATGTTTTAGCAAAGTGATGTGCCTGCATAGTGTCTCCAAAAAGCAGGATTGTATCACACTTTAGTAACGCAGTCAAGGGGCTTTACAGCAACAAAATAGGTGTGGTAAAATTACAACATGGAAGAAAAACTACAAAGATACTATGAAAATAGGTTTGACTTATTTTCTCATCCAGGTTGGCTTGATTTGATGGAAGATGCTCAACAATTGTTCGAAGCATACAACAAAGTCACCTCCATTACTGACTCAAACAACCTATTCTTTAAAAAAGGTCAACTAGACATCTTAGATTGGCTCCTGACACTCAAAGAAGTATCAGAAAAAGCCTATGAGGATTTAACGAATGAGGATTATAAATGATTTTCAATGCTCTGAAGGTCACACAACAGAGCATTTAGTTGAGTATACCCAGAACACTGTAGTTTGTCCTGTTTGCGGTAAAAGAGCACAAAGGCAATTAGCTGCACCGAGAAGTAAGCTAGAAGGTATTACTGGCTCATTCCCTGGTGCAGCAGATCGATGGGCTAAGGTACACGAACAGGCCGCTAAAGTAGCACAGTCTAAGTCCTACTACGAGGGATAACTTAGATTTTTTTAACATCCTAACAATTGGGTTTAACCCGACTAGGAGACGCAAATGGCTGAATTTGTAGATTCTGTTGATGACGAACAACAAGTTAATGAATTTCAAGCGGAGGAAGTAAAGCAAGCAACACCTACTCAGCATGAGATCCCTGAGAAGTATAAGGGTAAATCTCTAGATGAGATCATAAGGATGCACCAAGAGGCTGAGAAGTTAATTGGTCGTCAAGCACAAGAGGTTGGTGAAGTTCGAAAACTTGCTGATGAGTTAATCAAGAGGCAAATCACTACCCCTAAGGTAGAAGCAAAAGAAGCTGTTGAAGAAGAGACTGATTTTTTTGCCGATCCTGTTAAGGCAGTTAACAAAGCAGTAGCTACGCATCCTGCTGTGCAGCAAGCTCAATTAGCAGCAGCACAGATGGCTCGTATGCAGACTGCGAACAGGCTAGCTCAATCACATCCAGATTATACACAGGTCATTGCTGATCCTGAGTTTGCTGAATGGGTTAAAGGCTCTAGTGTTCGCCAAAGGCTGTACGCAGCAGCAGATCAACAGTTTGACTTTGACTCTGCTAACGAACTACTCACTACGTTTAAGGAACTGAGAAAGATCAAACAGGAAACTGTTAATCAAGCTTCTCAACAACTCCAAGAACAGACAGAGAAGACACTTAAAGCTGCTACTGTAGCTCTTGATGGTGCTACTGGAGAAACGAGCAAGAAAATTTACCGTCGAAGCGATCTTATTCGGCTTCAAATGACAGATCCAGAGCGTTACCTAAACCTGCAACCAGAGATCATGCAGGCATACGCTGATGGACGTGTCCGTTAAACTTAATTTTAAAGGAAACTTAAAATGGCTGCTGTAACTTATCCTGGAGGTAGTTCCTCCATCGTTAACAAGACCAATGCTGATAAATTTATTCCAGAGATTTGGTCTGATGAAATCATCGCTGCTTACAAGAAGAATCTTGTTATGGCAAACCTTGTCAACAAGATGTCTATGCGTGGCAAGAAAGGTGATCTACTTCACATTCCTAAACCCACCCGTGGTGTAGCTGCTGCCAAAGCTGCTAACACTGCCGTTACCATTCAGGCTAACGTTGAAGACGAAGTGCAGGTTTCGATTAACAAGCACTACGAATACTCACGTTTGATTGAGGACATCGTTGAAGTGCAAGCATTGGCTTCCCTACGCCGCTTCTACACCGAAGACGCTGGTTACGCTCTTGCTACGCAAGTAGATACTGACCTTGTTCGTATCGGTCGTCTCTTCAATGGCTCACACGCTGCTGGTGCAACTGGTGACTACTCTGTTACTGGTACAACCACTGCCTACATCGGTGGTGATGGTACGACTGCCTTCTCAGGCGGTGCTGGTGCTGGTAACGCTTCTGCACTGACTGATGCTGCTATCCGCCGTACCATTCAGCGTCTTGATGATGCTGATGTTCCTATGGATCAGCGTTACTTCCTCGTTCCTCCTGTTGCTCGTAATACCATGATGGGTCTTTCTCGTTTCACCGAGCAGGCTTTCGTTGGTGAGCAAGGCGGTAGCAACACCATCCGCAATGGTCAGATCGGTGATGTATACGGTGTTAAAGTGTTTGTTTCTACGAACGCTGATACAGCTTACAGCTCTTCTGGTACTGCTCCTCGTGCTTGCTTGATGTTCCACAAGGATGCAATGGTTCATGCAGAGCAGATGGCTGTTCGTTCACAGGCTCAGTACAAGCAAGAGTATCTCTCTACGCTGTACACTGCTGACACCCTTTATGGTGTTGCAGAGCTTCGTAACGATGCTGGTATCGCCCTCATTATCCCTGGTTGATAACATTAGGGGCCTAATCAGCCCCTCTAACTAAGGAGATAATTATGGCTGCTACTTCTGTTGTTTCTCGTCGTGGTACAGATCAGTTTCGTGGTCTATTCAGTGATACTTGGTCAGTGACAGCTACGCTGGACTTGGCTTCGGTTGCTGATGCTGAAACACAAGTTGATACTGTTACGGTTCCTGGTGTTGCTCTTGGTGATGTTGTTCTTGGTGTTTCGTTCGGTGTCGATGTTGCTGGGCTCAGTATTACTGCTGATGTCACGGCTGCTGATACGGTAACGATTGCCGCTAACAACAATACTGGTGGTGCTGTTAACTTAGCATCCACTACGATCAAGATTGCTGTAGCTAGGTTCGTATAAAAAGGAGGGGCTTTGTAGCCCCTTCAACATATAGAGGTCATTATGGTTTACTTTAGATGTAAGTGGTCCAACAATGTAATTGGTGTTGAGGTTGAATATGATGTAGCACAAATGCGTAAGCATCCTGACTATGATGAAGTAGAAGAAGAAAAGAAAGAAGAAACTGAAAAGGCTACTAAGGTAAAGAAATCTAAAGAGGATTAGAAATGTCTAACTATACGAAGACAACCAACTTTACTGCCAAAGATTCTCTACCATCAGGTAATGCTGGAAAGATTGTCAAAGGTTCTGACTTTGACACTGAGTTTGACAACATTGCAACTGCTATCTCTACTAAGCAGGATTCTTCTTCGCTTGGTACGATGGCAACACAGAATGCTAGTAACGTAACCATCACAGGTGGATCTATATCTGATTCTGATGGTAGTGTTCGCTCAATCACACAGTCTGGATCAGCTAAGACTACTTCGTATACGTTAGCAACTACTGATAATGGTAACTTCATTGAAGTTGGTAGCGGTGGTTCAATCATTGTTCCTGATGCAACATTCTCTGCTGGTCAGAATGTGGTTATCTTCAACAATACCACTGGATCAATCACTATTACTTTAAGCATTACAACAGCATACATATCTGGTGTGAATTCTGACAAAGCATCAGTAAGCTTATCTACTAGAGGATTAGCTACGATATTCTTCATCTCTGGTACTGTTTGTGTGGTTGCTGGTAGTGTGACATGAGTGCTGCTGTTCTTATTGGTACGCTTACAGGCGGTATCAAACAGATTGCATACACAACACCAGGAACATACACTTGGGTGTGCCCTCCTGGGGTTTCTACAGTTTGTGTTGTCACTGTTGGTGCTGGAGGAGGTGGTCAAGGACAGTACGGAGCAGGTGGTGGAGGTGGTTTAGGCTACAAGAATAATATCACTGTAGTACCTGGTAATTCATATACAGTTGTCGTTGGTGCAGGCGGCACAGGACAGTATTGGCCTGGATATTCTCCCATTTTACCAAATGCAGACCCAGCCCCTTCAGGCGGTAACAGCTATTTCATTGATACATCAACCTGTGTTGGTTATGGTGGCTCTGGTGGTTCTTCTTCAGGAGGAGGTGCTGGAGGAGGCTACGTAGGTGATGGTGGTGGTAATGGAGGCTCAGGAGGCTCTAACGGAGGTGGTGGAGCTGGTGGTTATGCAGGCAATGGTGGTGCTGGTGGTAACTCCTCAGGTGCTAGTGGCTCCTCAGGAAGTGGAGGAGGTGGAGGTGGCGGAGCTGCTGATAACCTATCCTATGGTGGTGGTGGAGGCGGCGGTGGTGTAGGTATTCTAGGACAAGGTACAAGTGGTGCTGGAGGCTCTGGAACATCATCCTATCCTCCTATACCTTCTGAATCCTACGGTAACCCTGGTAGTGGTGGTTCAGGTGGAAGCAATGGTGGTGTACCTGATTCAGAGAAAGCCAGTGCTGGTGGTTCGTATGGTGGTGGTGGAGCAGGAGGTACTTACGGTAATGCACCTCAAAGCGGAGGCAATGGCGGTGGAGGCGCAGTAAGAATCATTTATGGCCCGAATCGTTCATTCCCGTCAACTAATACCGGAGATGTGTAATGGCTCTCCAAGCAGACGAACACGTAAAGCAAGTTGGTGATGCCTTATCAATCATCACTGTTGTTGGTACATTAGCTAACCTGTTACCAGCTATTGCAGCTATCCTTACCATTGTATGGACTGCAATCAGGATATGGGAAACAGATACAGTACAGATGATCTTTGGAAGGAAGAAAGATGAAACAAAAACCAAAGAAGATTGAGAAAGTTATGCGTGAGTACAAAGAAGGTACTCTACATAGCGGTAAAGGTGGTCCTGTAGTTAAGTCACGTAAGCAAGCAGTTGCCATTGCCTTATCAGAGGCTGGTATGGCTAAGAAGAAAGGAAAGAAGAAATGATGAAACCCTGTCCAGGATGCCCTACCCCAGCTAAGTGCAAGAAAGCTGGTAAGTGTATGATGAAAGCCAAAGAAGCAAAGAGAACAAAGTGAAACCAGGACTATACGCTAACATCCAAGCTAAGCGTAAGCGTATTGCCGAAGGCTCTGGTGAAAAGATGAAGAAGCCTGGAAGTAAAGGTGCTCCAACAGCTAAAGATTTCAAGGAGGCAGCTAAAACTGCTAAGAAGAAATGAAAGACTCTAGATTGGAAAGGGCGGGAGTGTCTGGGTACAACAAACCGAAGCGTACACCGGACCATCCTACGAAATCTCACATTGTTGTTGCAAAGGACGGTGATCAAGTAAAGACGATTCGCTTCGGACAACAAGGTGTTAAAGGTTCTCCTGAAGGTTCAGCAAGGAACAAAGCCTTTAAAGCTCGTCATGCAGAAAACATCTCAAAAGGTAAGATGTCAGCGGCTTACTGGGCCAATAAGGTGAAATGGTAATGGCTACCTTTCTTGATTGTGTTAATGGCGTTCTTAGGCGCATCCGTGAGGATGAAGTAGTTGCTGTTATTCAGAGTGACTACTCTAAACTCATTGGTGATATGGTCAATGAAGCTAAGAGAGAAGTTGAAGATGCTTGGAACTGGTCTGTGCTTCGTCAAACGATCACAGTCACTACAGCAGCATCAACAACTAATTATGCTTTGTCTGGTTCTAATCTAAGAACTAAGATTGAAGATGCTTTCATACCCGCTGCACACTGGTATCTACGTCAGCTATCAGCAGCAGAGATGAACATGTACTTAAATGTTCTCAGTGCTCCTACTGGTCGTCCTAGCAGCTATGCTATGGCTACGACAAGCTCTGCTGGTGTGTTGTCCGTTGATGTATTCCCTGTTCCAGATGCAGTTTACACACTGAAGTTTGATTGCATTGTACCTCAAGCAGATCTTGTTAACGATACTGATGTTATCTATGTACCATCAGATGTTGTTATCCAAGGTGCTTATCTACGTGCTATCAATGAACGTGGAGAGGATGGTGGTCGTCTATCTGATCAGCAAGCAGATCTTTATCGTAAGACACTTGCTAACTATATCTCTATTGAAGCTGGTAGAGAGAGTGATTTAGTTCTCTGGGAAGCAGTATAATGGCTGATCAACTTAAACCAGTAACAGTTGTTGCTCCTGGTTTTTTTGGTCTTAATACCCAAGACTCTTCTGTTACACTGCCTAAGGAATATGCTCTTAAGGCAGAGAATGCTGTTATTGATCAGTTTGGTCGTATTGCTTCTAGGCGTGGTTGGGTCAAGGTCAATACTTCTTCTGGATTCAACAGCACTGAGCCTGCATTGATCAAAGAAGTCATCAAAACTGATGGATCAAAAGAGATTCTTAGTATTGGTGATAACAAGATTTACTCAGGAACTACAACACTGACACTGAAGTACACTGGTACTACATGGACAGCACAGAACTGGAAAGCAGTAGACTTCAATGGATTTACTTACTTCTTTCAACGTAATCATAACCCACTAATCTACGTACACAGCACCAATACTTACTCACTGATGTCCGCTTATGGTAGCTACAGTGGTACTGTACCTTTAGCTAATGAAGTGTTAAGTGCTTTTGGTCGTCTATGGGTTGCGGACACAAGCACTGATAAACGTACAGTTACTTGGTCAGACTCGCTACAGGGTTTTGCTTGGACAGGTGGTACAGCAGGTTCAGTCAATATTGAGAAGGTATTGACTAACGGAACTGATACTATCACAGCCTTAGCAGCCTTTAACGGTTATCTTATCATCTTCTGTCGTCGGTCTATCATCATATACAATGGTGCTCAGAATGACCCAACAACAAACCTATCATTGGTTGAAGTCATTGATGGTGTTGGTTGTATCAGTAGAGATACAGTACAAGATGTAGGCACTGATATCTTCTTTTTGTCCGATAGTGGTGTTAAGAGTCTAGCTAGGGTTATTCAAGAGAAGTCTAATCCGATCTTTGATATCTCTCGTAATGTCAAGAATGATTTGATCACTGACATTGCTACCAATGGTAATGATGACAACATCAAGTCTGTTTACTCAGATGCTGATGGTTTCTACTTATTAAGTCTTCCCTCAAGAAAACTAATCTATTGCTTTGATGTTAAGTCAAGGCTACAGGATGGTTCCTGTAAAGTCACTACATGGACAATAGCACCGATATCGTTTTGTGCTACCAGTGATCGTAAATTGTACTTTAGCAGAACAGGCTATATAGCTCAATACTCTGGTGCAAGCGACAATGGAACAGCATATACGTTCTCTTACTATACTTCAAACATTGATGCTCAAACACCAGGAATATTTAAGATACTTAAGAAGATGACGATGCTTCTTATTGGTGGTAACAACACCACTATCAATATTCGATGGGCTACAGATTACAGTAACAGCTACAAAAGCGGTCAATACACACTACCTACAATAGCCCGTGCTGAGTACAACATTGCTCAGTACAACATTGATGAATACAACACAGGTTACAACACTGGTTTATCTGTTCGTAAGATAGAAAGACAGATTAGCGGTACTGGTGGTGTATTCCAGATAGGTATTGAAGCTAACATAGCAACAGAAACAATCTCCGTTCAACAATTGGACGTATTTGTGAAAACAGGTAGGGTCATATAATGGCTATTCAGCAGAATACTGGGTTTAGGATGATGGGGGGAGGTTTAGAAGACACTCCTTTAACAATGTCTGAAGACGCTTCAAGAACTGCTTTTGATCAAGTAACTTCAGGTATTAGTAACCTGTATCAGAACATGCTTCAAAGATCCCCTGATGCTGGTGGTTTACAGTATTGGGTTGATCAGGTTAATAGCGGTAAAGCTACCTTGAATGATGTATCTAATGCCTTTAAAGGCAGTACAGAATTCTTAGGTACACAGCTTCGATCACTGAACTCGTTATGGGATGCTGAAGTAGCTAACCAAGAACAGCCTGGAATACAGTCTGACATCAAAACTGGTTCTGTAGATTTTGGTGGTAGGAACTGGACAGCCTTCAGAAGTCCTGATGGTGGTGTTCAAATCTCAACACTTAATGCGGATCAGAGTGGTATTGGTAGCGGACAATACAGGGCAGACTTCTTAGACCCTGATACTGGTGAAGTTACCACAAGAGTATTAGATCGTAATAAGACAACTGATAGATTAGGTAAAGTACTGATAGGCACAATGGCTGCTTTGATTGCAGCACCGCAGTTAGCTGGTTCTTTGTTCGGTACTGAAGCTGCTGCTGGCTTAGGAGCTGACTTAGCTGCTGGTGGTTTGTCCGCAGAATCATTAGCTACACTCAATGCTATTGGTCCTGGTGCTGTTAGTGAGATTATTGCAGGCACTGGTGCTGAATTAGCGGGTCTTACAGGAGCTACTGCCGGAGCTACAGCAGGTGGTTTACTTAGTGGAGCTTCTGACCTTGCTGTTGCTGGTGTTGAAGGAGCAGCATCACAGGCTGCAACAAGTGCTTATGCTCAAACACTAGCTGCTACTGGTAATACAGCATTAGCTTCTGTTGCTGCTGATGTAGCCTCTGGTAATGTCGCTGCTGGTCTATCTGTTTCTGATGCTGTTGCTGCTGGTGTTACCACAGCCGCTGATGCAGCCGCTACAGGCGCAGTAACTGGTTCAGGTAACATAGTTGGTGGTGGCGGTACTATAACTACTGGCACAACAGGTAGTGGTTTATTATCTAATACAGGTACATTAAATCTTACTGGATTAGATACTTTATCTGCTGTTGATACGACACCATCAGGCTCTGTCCCTGGAGGACAAAGCACTGTACCAGGAGGTTCTGTTATCCCTAGTAATGCTGGAGATGTTATTACAGCAGCAGATTACACTAAATTGTTTGGTAACTTAGGTAGTACACTACTGTCTGGTTTTAAAGACATTGCTGGTTCTTTACTATCAGGACTTGCTGGTAACAACCAATCAAACACTATTGGTCAGTTAATCAATGCTGGTGTTAACTATCAACAGGCTAAAGCTGCTGCTGATGACTTACTTAAGTCTGGGCAAATCAGTCAACAACAATACAATGCACTAGCTTCGAACATCCAAGGGCAGTATAATACACTTGGTAATCAGTTTAGTGGTATGGCTGGGGATGTTAGGCAGACTTATAACTTACTATCTTCAGAAGCTGGACAGAATGTTGGTGAGTTTACACCTTATGGCATCACTAAAAACTTGTTTGGTCCTGCTGGAGAGAACATACAAGCATCTGCTATGAGAGCTGCACAGCAGTCTTTTGATCAAGCAGGTCTAACTAATGTCGATCAGTTATCTAAGGATTACTACAACAAGTTAGCTGCATTGTCCGCACCAGAGCAACAACGTCAGCGACTAGCCACTGAAGAACGCTTACGTGCTCAAGGAAGATTGGGTGTAAGTGGTTCTGCTTATGGTGGTACGTCACCAGAGTTATTAGCTCAGGAACAGGCTATAGCACAGCAGCAACTACAGCGTGAGCTACAGTCTAGACAGGCTGCATTAGGCGAACGTGGTACGTTATTGTCTCAAGGAACTGCTGCATTACAACCAGCAACACAGCTTGGGCAGTTTGGTTTAAACACAGCACAGCAACAGTTTGCTAATGACCTACTAAGACAGCAATACCTTACTGGTCTTAAGTCGCAAGGCGTACAAGGTGAAGTTGCATTACGTAGCAGGGCTGGTGACTTAGCAGCAAGAGGTATTGAATCTGCTGGTGTACTACAGCGTCAAGGTCTACAAGACTTGTTAGCAAGACAACTACAAGCTACAGCAGCTAGGTCTGGTGCTAACCAACAACTAACACAAGGTCTGTTAGGTGGTGCTGGTGGCTCTAATGCCTTAGGTGGTGTTGTTAACAGTGCTTTAGGTAATCTGTTTAATCCTAATGCAGCGGGTAACGTAAACTCTTTAGGGTTTGGTACTGGCTTGGGATACGGTAATCAAGACATTGGTCTGTTTATCTAAGGAAATATAATGGCACAGCAACAGATGAGTTTGTTTGGTCCTAGCCTAGCACAGACACAGGCTGGTATCGCTCAAGAAGATGAGGCAATCACAGCTAAGTTAGCACAGCTTACACCTGAGCAGCAACTAACAAGGGTAGCTCTACAGGGTGGTAGACAAGCTGGTAAAGCTTTAGGTGGTTTGTTCGGTATTGAAGATCCTCGGTTGAAGGAAGCAGCACAGCAAGAAGCTATCTTCAAAGAACTGAAGGATAGTGGTGTTGACTTCACTGACTCTGAGAAGCTATACCCTGCATTGATTAATGCTTATCAGTCCAGAGGTATGATTGACAAAGCTATCGTAGCAGCAGCTAAGTATGAAGATGTTAAGGCTACATCGCTTAAGACTCAAGCAGAGCTTGGATTGAAAG